ACCTGCATACTCGGTAAGGTAGGTAACAAAATTATTATGTGCGGTTTGTGCAAACCAATTTGGATAACTCATTTGTCTGTAGTATAAAAGCCACTACCCTTAAAAGCAATAGCTGGTGGGGTATAGATACGCCTGAGAGTATCACCACAGGTTGAACATCTATAGTTTTCTTCGGGATCACCAATAGATCTTTCAATACTAATAGTTTCATCACCGCCTGGACATTCATATTCGTAGATCAAAATACAACCCCATCCTCTAGCTTTAAGAACCCCACTAGTTTAGTACGCTTAGTCCTATTCTCAAACTCAGTGGTAATAGGTAGCCACTTCTCCTCCCACTTAGGCTGAGGTAGATCGGTTAGGTTAAAGCCCCATACACCCTCAGGTGTGGAGTTAATATACCAAGGCGTAAGAGATCTAATACCTGCTGCCATAATTAAACCCTGATACTTACTCTCTTCAATAAGTAGATCAGGGTAGTGAGTCTTGCGAGACTTAAGTTCTATAAACATCTTAGCCTTTAGTGATATACAATCCCAGTTATCAAACTCTTCACTCTTCTCAAGATCAGGATAGTAATGTTCTTTAAGATACTCTAGTAACTGTGGCTCTTTAAACTCCATCATATCCTACCAACTGCCATAGCACAGTACTCTTCGCTTATCTCACTACCAATGTAGTTTCTGCCTAGTTTTTTGGCAGCAATAGCAGTAGTTCCTGATCCCATAAATGGATCGTAAACAATATCTCCTTCATTACTCCAAGAAATTATATGATCTGATACTAACTTCTCAGGGAATACAGCAGGATGATCGGTTTCATTCCTTGCAACAGCTATCTCCCATATATTATCTCTATACTTTTCACTGTTTATATTAAATGTTTTTTTCTTTCTTACCTTACCAGTAGTTTTTAACTTAGCAGTATAATCGTATAGCTCACCAGCTCTTTTATTGGGCTGCATTATTGGGTTAAAAGTTTTAGGTTGTCCTTTAGATAGGATAAACATATACTCAAAGACACAGGAGTAACGCTTATGTTTAAACTTTGGCATAGGATTAGTCTTACGCCAGATCATAGTGTCGTGCAGGTTGAAACCAGCTTCTTTTAAGCCAAGTGCTTGTCTAAAAGATGTACCTGTTTCACTACCCTTTATAGTTTCATCTCCTACTATCCATACCAACACACCACCAGGCTTAGTGACTTCATATAAAGACTTAGCCACCTGTGGAAGGTTAAATGAGTATCCGTTATAAACCCTAAGAGAATCATACGGAGGAGAGGTGATTGTAAGATCTATAGAATCATTATCCATACCCTTCATAGTCTCTAAACAATCCTCATTGTAAATTATGTTTATGCCCAAGGTGTCTCACCACCTAGCCTGTCTTGTAATCTACGCAAGGCTGAGGTTGACCGGCGATCAGCAGTAGATGTAGCACACTCTAAGTATTGTGCTATCTGATTTAAGGTAAAGTTATCGTGGTATCTCATTTGTAATATAGTCTTATCTTCTTGGCCTAACTTTAGGTATGCCTTCTTTAAATCAATTAGGATAGCTAATAGGTTGCCACCCTCAGCAGGTGTTGATTGCTTACGAGGTGTGCCATCGTTAATCATCTCTTGTGCTTGCTCTAATACAGTTCCTTCTACAACGGAAGCAATAATGAATGGGATTAACTGAGCGATAGTTGTGGTGTCATAGAACGCCTCATCACCTACCTTATACCCAGCTTTGCGAGCCTTCTCTTTACGGGCATATCTTTCTGCAACCCTACGCATCTGATAGACGATACGCTTCTCATTGTGCTCACGCTTTTTTAGATCAGGTTCATTAAGTAAATCAGTAAACTGTTGACCGCGACCAATAGCCCAGAGATAACACTCTTGCCTTACATCATCAGTATCAACCCAACCTTTAAACCTATTAACTATACTGTAAGCAACCGAAGGTACTAGTTCATAGATAGTTGGGTGTAGTTCTGGTGTCATTCACAATCCAGCGTTTGCACCTCAGGCCAGTTGCCATCTAATACCATCAGCGCAATAGCTGAATAGTTAAGTAGATCAACGAAGGAATCTCGTAGTGATTCATTACTTGGATTAACTTTAGAATCTACTAGGTTATTAATACGAGCTATCTTGTCCCACATACGCACTCTTAGCCCATTAATAGGACCGCCAGGTGATCTTGCTATATTTAGTGGACCGTAATCGTGGTGCTTAGAGATAAGTAAGTTACCAGCAGCATCCATAACACGCCACATATCTTGTATAAACTCTGCATCTACCTTCTTATCGGTGGCGGGGATACTTCTATTACGTTCTTCTCGTAATCTATCTTGATGATATAGATCCCCAAGGCTGCCAACCATTCTGCTAGTACCATCAGGTCTGAGTTCTTCATACATTAGGCACTCCAATTGTCTGTTTTGTCCACTCTATCCCTTTAGCTAAGTATAGATCATTGAGATCTAAGCCAGCAGGTAGCGACACGATAGTAGAATTAACGATCTCTTGAGCTACTCTTCTTGAAAACTCTGCACCAGGATTAGAACCATCCTCTTTAATATCATTGTCACCAATAATATAAACCTTGCCATAACCGGTAAACATCTTAGTAAAGTGTGGCTTCCAAGCAGCAACACCAGGAACTCCTACTGCTGGTATACCTAGTACCGCAGAACAAATGATTGTATCTAACTCACCCTCACAGATAGCCATCCATTCACTAGTCAGAGTAATGTCAGTAACATTATAAAGATGACCCTTCTGACCAAGAGGTGCGCCATACTTAGGTTTAACATCATCTAGTCTGCGAAACTTAAAGCCAACACAAAGACCCAGCGCAGTTATATAAGGTATAGATAACCAACCCCTGTAGTTAGAGTGTTCAGGTATTAGGTTAGTGACTACTCCCAGTTGGAAACTATCAGCTATCTCTTTAGAGATCCCACGATCTGCGAGAAACTTTATTGCCACCTCGTCTAGATTGAGGTTGTATTCCTTTGCCGCTTCCAGTGATGATTTCAATAGCACGGGCGAGAGCATCTTTAAACTCCATATTCTCTTTGATACTAATAATGTTTACTGCGTTGCCACCCTTACCGCAGGTATGACAAAAATATAAGTTCTCTTCCGTATTAATTACTGCACTTCTTCTACTGTCATTATGTAGTACACACCTTACCGAACAAGCCCTGCCTTCCCTTACCTCACCGCCATAGTGAGCTACTACTACTCCAATGGGTATTGTGTTCGCATCGGTTCTGCCATTTCCTCTGCCCGACTTCCTACTCCTGGACCAGTCTGATGTTGACATCCACACTTCTCCTTACATTTCTTGTGCATAGTAAAGGCGCGTTTAAACTGACCGATTCTATTCAGCTCACCGCCTGACCTACATAGTTCACAGATCATTACTCAGGCCATTTCCCTAATAGAAAATTGATCTCAAAGCCTAGGATTATTATAGTAAAACCTAGAGGTGCCTCATCCCATTCATAGAGATATACACTTATGATTTGTTTCCATAGTGGCTTGTCATTGCATAGTCTTACATCAGTAAGTTTTATTGGAAAGTAATTACTTATCATCCTTGTTCTCCTCCTCTGTAGTTTCTACTACCTCTATTACTGGTTGTAGTATTTCTGTTGTTGTTATTACTCCATCTGGTGTTGGTGTCATTGCTTCTCCTTTAGCCATTGTGTTAAGTCTTGGATTACCCAAGCCTTCTCTATTCCTGCGTTTCGTCTTTTGAAAAGAACATAAGATAAAGGCTCACTAATACCACGATGCTTAGCGTAATTACTAGCTTCTGTTTGCGCTTCATCCCAGAACTCCTTTAGGTTTAAACTCTTAGTATTCTTTAACTCAAAGATGTAGGTCTCACCAGCAACTATAACTACTAGATCACCCTCATCTTCTTCCCCTGCTAGGCGTAGTCGCTCTGCTACCGCACCCATCTTCCTAAACCACTTCATTACATCTACTTCAAACTGAGCACCTTTAGTCTTATTGTACTTGACCGACATTTAAAGTTGCCTCTCTTAGATACATTCTTCCACTGGTGTCTTGATCACCTATCTGACAGGCCGCATAGTTAACGAACAAAGATGCGCTATCTGAACCATCTGCTGTGTGTGGACCAAAACGATTCTTAACTGCTGCTACCTTTAATATATGATTAAAAGGATCATAGCCAAGGGTCAATATCATTGCCGGTAATTGAGATACCTTGCCGTGAATAGACCTACGAGGTGGTGGGTTGTCAGTCCTACCATACTCAGACTGTTCGCTAACGTGGTGTAGAACTAATACACAAGCCTCAGTCTTACGAGCCATATCGTGCAGGTCAACCATAATAGCTCGTAGTCCTGCCCATTCGTTATCAGTTTCAGCAGCTACATTCATTAGGTTGTCAATCACAATCAACTCTGGTGGTATCCCAAACAATTCTACATAGGCTTTAATCTCTAACTCAAGATCATCAAGTGATGGTGATGAGTCAAAGACAAATTGTATGTTGGACATATTGTCTAGGTGCTTATCGTAGTAATGACGGTTACTATTTAAGTTAGTTTCCACCAGAGATTGACCGTGACCTGATAGGTGAGAGGCTGCTCTCATCATCACTGTAGCCGTATCGGTATCGGCAGAAAAGAATAAAGTTGAAACCCCTGCTTTAATCGCATAGATAAGAGCGAACATACTCTTACCAGCATTGGGCGCAGCAGCAACCATACATACCTGACCTCTGCGAAACCTTATATTCTTATTTGCTAAAAGTTTCCAGACATCAGGAAGTGGTTTAGCATTTATATTGCTACCCCGCCAAGCCCGATTTAAATTAAGCACAAGATTCCCTTGGTAGTTTAATACCTATAGCTTCTCTAATACGAGTTCTCTTTGAGGCAGTAGTGCCACCCCAAATACCAAATCGTTCTCTATGTAATCCCCACTCGGCACACTCTGCTAAATGGGGACATCTGTTACAAATACTTATTGCCTGTTTAGTATGGACTCTATCCCCTTCATCCACTTCAGGATAAAAAGGTTCCATTCCAATCTCGGCACAAGCTGGGTTCTCAAAGTTCCAAGGAACCCGCATCGCTTACTTAATCCAGGCTGTCTCACACTTGTCTATTGCGCCTTTAGGTGCAGCACACATCCAAGCCTTCCAAGGTCCCTTTTGGCTTACGCCTGAACGAAACGCCATAGTGCCGTGCTTACAGTCAGGTGCAGAAGCATCTGAAGATACAGCAGTCGCACCTAGTGCGGCCTTAGCATAGCTAACTGCGCCACCTGCTGATTGTGTATTGCCTCTACCTATTGAAGCACCTACTGATGCTAATAGAGAAGCGGTATCTTGAACTGTTGTCAACAGCTCTTCTAATTCTTTAGCATTGTCAGCGTAAACATTTACAAGTAAACCGTCTTTACCATAGTTCACCTGTATTTTAGTTGTTGCATTTGCAGCCATTACTTACCTCCATTATGTTTGACAGATAATCTAACTGATTCCTGCCCTTGTTTCTTTGGTACAAAGCCGAGAAGTTTATGTACTTCATCGGCATCTACTGAACTGCGACCAGTAATTGTGCTCCATATAATGGATACACCGCTATTAGTCTGCCCAGTAAATCCTTCTAGTGCTGTTCTTAACGATTCCTTCTCGTCACTTAGCTCTTTAATCTTTGCATCTATCTGTAGATATTTCAAGGCTGATGTATCTACCTCAGGATTATCTATAAGGAGTTCACCCTCCTTGATAAGTTCTTTTTTTAGACCAGTACATCCCATCTCGCCCGACTCATCAAAGTACTTGCAATAGAACTTGCAGTAACTCTGATCGCGCTCTGGCCCTGGTGCTTCTGCGCTCTCTTTAATAGCTGATAACCAATTCAAAGCATCTTCTGCCATCTTAGGATCATAAGGTTCTGAGTGGACTTTAACATCTCGCTCATCACCATCTCTGGCTATGGCTACTAGGTTAACAGTTCTGGGCTTCCCCTTACCAGACTTGTCAAGCAAGTAGCCATAAACCTGAACTTGCCAACGCTGTTGT